TCGCACGATCCAGAAAAACTGGTGTTCAAGCGCAGGATTCCGACAGGATTCAGCCTGGAGGAATGTGGAACATCACATATGTATATGACCCGGTGCTATGGCATTCCAAGCACACAGATTCCGACATTGGAACTGGCGCTGAAACGCTCACTGGCATTCCATTGGAGTCAGTGGAAGGATAAAAAAGTCTTTGACATTGAGCATGGATTGTTCAAATTCTTGCCGGAGACAAGTGTGCAAGAAGTTGATACCATGGGAGTTATTGGCCGTATTGGGCACTTAGAACACATCGTCGAGGACTGAAATGCCGATCACCAGCAAGCAGCAGCAGCGGTTGATGTTCGCAGCAGCCGGGTCAAAGAAGGTTGCAAAGCAGACCGGAGTCCCGCAGAAGGTTGCCAAGGAGATGATTGAGGCAACCCCTAAGTCTGCGTATAAAAAGATGCCAAAGAGGGCCAAATGAACGGTTGTCCAATCTCAACATCTGATCAGAAGGTCAATGATCGGAACAAGGCTGAGGCTGAGTCAAAGGCCGGTTATACCGAGACAGAAGACGATGAGATGAGTTGTGGGAACTGTGCGCGGTTCCTGCAAACCCCGGAGATGATCGAGTGCATGGTTGCTGGTCTGCCAGAGGAAATGCAGGAGATCGTTGACGAGGACGACATCGGCTACTGCGCTCGATGGGACTTCCGGTGTTCAGAGGATTATGTGTGTGATCGCTGGTTGTCTGGTGGGCCTGTCAAGGGCATGACAGAGAAGCACAAAATCATGCTGAAAATGGCAAAGATGATGGAAGACGAATGAAACCAGTCTGGGATAAACCTCGGCCTAAGTCTGCTGGCAAGCCTGATCCGCTGTCGAAGAAGCAGAAGAAGTCTGCTAAGGCAATGGCGGCTGCTGCTGGAAGACCTTATCCCAATTTGGTTGACAACCTTAGAGCAGCAAAGAAGAAATGAAGTCACCTGCATGGACTCGCAAGGCCGGTAAAAGCCCGTCTGGTGGACTGAACGAGGCTGGTAGGAAGTCTTATGAGCGAGCTAATCCTGGAAGCGATCTGAAGGCTCCTGTTAAGTCAGGTGACAATCCGCGCAGGGCATCATTCCTGGCTAGGATGGGTGGTATGCCTGGGCCAGAGTTCAAGGATGGAAAACCAACCCGTTTGCTGCTGTCACTGAGAGCCTGGGGTGCGTCATCCAAGGCAGACGCTAAGGCTAAAGCTAAGGCTATCAGCGAACGCAATAAGGGCAAGTGACATGGATGTCAGCCAGTTACTCCGCGCATTGGGACTAGATAGGGCATATCAGGCTTACCAGCAGAACATTGGTGAGCCTTTTGCTGCTATGGTCGGCGGTGCTGGCAGAGGTTATCTTGGGCTGGATAAACCGGAATACGGTGGTCTGCTGGCAGAGGAGTCTTACAGGACTGGTCAGGCGTTAGGGAATATGCCTGGGATCGGAGCGCCAGCAGGAGCGTTCTCTGTTGGTGCTAAAGCTGCTGCACAGGTTCCAGGTTTGTTAGCAGATGCTGTGCAGATGATGAAGGCTAACCCGGAAGCTGGTCTGCTTGCTATCACTGGCTATCATGGAAGTCCACACAGATTCAGCAAGTTTGATGCAAGCAAGATTGGTTCTGGTGAGGGTGCTCAGGCTTATGGGCACGGCCTGTACTTTGCTGAGAATCCCAAAGTAGCAAAAGATTATGCGGTTAATCTTGCAAACCGCGACTTAGCCAATCAAGGCAGGCTCAATGCTCATGCTAATGCTCAGAGACTAGTAGCCATGGCTGGCGATCCGAAATACGCTGCTGACGATATTCGGTTTGTATTAGAAGTAAATCCAGAGCATGAACAGGCTGGGTTGCTTAAGGCAACGCTTGAAATGTTGGAGTCAGGCGCTTATGCCAAGCCACTTAAAACTGAAGGCTCCCTTTACACCGTTGACATCCCTGATGAAAAGATTGCCCAGATGCTTGATTGGGACAAGCCGCTGAGTCAGCAGCCCAAGGCAGTGCAAGAAGCATTGAAGGCAAGTGGTTTACAGCTTGAGGCTGATCAAATACCCAAAATCGCAGCCGACAAAATACGCGCCTTGGCAGCGCAGCCTGGACTTGCTGATTGGGCTAAGTCTGATTTACTTAAAGACGCCGCAACAGTAGAGAAGTCGCCATCGCTAAAGCATGTTGCTGGCGTACTTAAAGGCATGCAGTTCGGTTATGGCATTACGCCAGATCATGGGCCATTTGCGCCAGTTGCCCAAGACTTCTTGGACTTTGTTAAGGCAACTCAACTAGTTCCTAACATCGAAACTGGTGGTGGGTTTTTAGGCATGTTGCAAGCAACGCGTGGAGGGCCGGAAGGTGCTGCCGAGGCGCTGCGCCAAGCAGGGATTCCTGGTGTCCGGTATTTAGACCAAGGATCACGAGGGTCAGTAAAAGGGACTAGCAATTTTGTCGTGTTTCCTGGAGAAGAAGAAGCAGTGCGTATCTTGAACGTCGAATGATCGTAAACCACAATCCATATTGGCATTGTGTGATAGATGACTTCTTCACCAACCCAGATCAGCTAGCAGAAGAGTTTCCGCAGCCAGATGATCCATGCTGGTTTCGGTATGACAATCCGTTAGAGGTCAAGCGCACCTGCAACGACTGGCACAAGTTCCCGCCAGAGACATACAAGACATTTGCTTGGCTAACCAGCGACAAATTCACACAGTCCCTGGAGGCAATGGTAGACGAGGATCTGTTCGCTGACCAAGGATTGCACGGTGGTGGCTGGCATCAGCACAGCAGAGGAGGGAAGCTCAATGTTCACCTGGATTACAACATCCATCCAAAGCTACATTTGCAACGTCGCCTTAACCTTATTGTTTACCTGTCTGCTACATGGGAATCGTCCTGGGGTGGTGGGTTGGGTCTGTACAAGGACAGCAGAACTCTTGCAAAGGTCATTGAGCCGAAGTTCAACAGGGCAGTGATCTTCGACACTAGAGGCTCATGGCATGGACTGCCTGATCCAATCAAATGTCCTGCTGATGTAACCAGAAACTCAATCGCTGTATACTATTTGTCTGAACCGGCAACAACCACAGACAATCGTAAGAGAGCATTGTTTGCACCAACACCGGAGCAGATGGGTGATCCAGAGATCGAAAGACTGATTAAGGATCGAGTAAAGGTAAAGTAAACCGATGACCCGTTAGGAGTCGGAATGATAGAGAAGATTGGAATCGACAAGCTGATTCCATACGCCAGGAATGCGCGTACACACTCGGACGAGCAAGTTGCCCAGATTGCTGCCAGCATCCGAGAGTTTGGGTTCAACAACCCTGTCCTGATAGCAGACGACAACAGCATCATTGCCGGTCACGGCAGGGTGATGGCTGCTCGAAAGCTAAACCTGTCAGAAGTGCCTTGTATCAGGTTGAGTCATCTTTCAGAGACTCAGCGGAAGGCTTACATCCTGGCCGACAACAAACTCGCTCTAAATGCTGGATGGGAGAACAACCTCCTATCTGTCGAGCTAGAGGAGATTGTCAATAGCGGGTTTGACATTAGCCTTACTGGTTTCACGCAAGAGGAAATGGATGCGCTGAAGCCAATAGAGGTAACGGAAGGGCTGACAGATGAAGATGAAACGCCAGAGGTTCCAGATGAGCCTGTCACGCGATTGGGTGATGTCTGGCTGCTAGGCAAGCATCGGGTGATGTGCGGGGATAGCACTAGCATTGATGCGGTAGAAAAGCTGATGGATGGTCAGAAAGCTGACATGGTGTTTACTGACCCTCCTTACGGAGTTGATTACAAAGGGATCAATAATGATGACCGCGGCGGATTGGAAGAATTGCTCCGCGGTGCGTTTTCAAATTATCTTGCATTTTCAAAGTCCGGAGCTGCTTGTTACGTATTTCATTCAGATAAGTGTGCAGACATCTTCCATAAAGTGTTCAGAGAGTTTTTCCATTTCAGCAGCATGATCATATGGGCTAAAAACAGCTTGACGCTTTCAAGAACCGACTATCAAAGTCAGCACGAGCCTTGTCTTTATGGTTGGGTGAAGGATGGAACCCATGTCTTTTACGGAGACCGCAAGCAAGTCAGTGTTTGGAGATTTAACAAGGAAAGAGTGGTTGGTCACACAACACCTAAACCGGTTGCTTTGATTGAACAAGCATTGACAAACTCAAGCAAAGGCGGAGATGTTGTGACAGATTTGTTTGGGGGTTCTGGGTCAACCTTAATTTCCTGCGAAAAGACGGGGCGTGTGGCTATGCTGATGGAACTCGACCCGAAGTATTGCGACGTAATCGTAAAGCGATGGCAAGACTTCACTGGAAAGAAAGCAACGCTAGAGTCTACTGGTCAATTGTTCGATGAAGTAGGTAACAATCGTGGCTAGAAAAATAGGAGCGAAGGATCACAAGCCTACAGATGAAAACCGTAGGTTGGTCAAAATGCTTGCCGCGGTAGGTGCAAGGGTTGATGATATTGGCACAAAGCTAGGCATCAGCCATGACACTGTGTTGAAGTATTACAGGCAGGAACTCGAGGAAGGAAGGATCGACGCTAACGCTCAGGTCGCTCAGACTCTGTTCCAACAGGCAAAGTCAGGTAATACCGCGGCAATGATCTTCTGGATGAAAACTCGCGCAGGGTGGAAGGAAAAGACCACCCATGAGCTTGTTGGTGCTGATGGTGGGCCAATCCAGTCTGCAACCGTTTTAGAGGTGGTCGGGGTTGAGGCAAAGAGTCGAACTGCCGAATAAACTCCTGCCGCTGTTCCAGCCAAGACGTTACAAGGTTTTGCATGGTGGCAGGGGTTCAGGCAAGTCCTGGTCTATTGCTCGGGCATTGGTAGCACTAGGAGCATCCAAACCGATCAGGGTGCTGTGCGCCAGAGAAACGCAGAAGTCCATCCAGGAGTCCGTCCACCGGCTGCTGAAGGATCAAATCAGTCTGCTCGGACTGGATAGCCTGTATGAGGTGCAAGAAAACAGGATCATCGGTTCCAACGGGACAGAGTTCACTTTTGCAGGTATTCGCCAGCAAGGTGTGGCAAATATGAAGTCCTATGAGGGGACTGATATTTGTTGGGTGGAAGAGGCGCAGGTTGTCACTCGCAAGTCCTGGGATGTACTGATACCTACAATCCGCAAGCCTGGATCAGAAATCTGGATCAGCTTCAATCCTGAACTTGATACAGACGAAACCTTCACTCGGTTTGTGGCGCAACCACCGTCAGACTCATGGGTGTGCGAGGTTAACTGGTCAGACAATCCTTGGTTCCCAGAAGAACTGGACAAGGAGCGCAGAGACTGGCTAGACCGAGATCCACAGGGTTATCTCACCGTCTGGGAAGGTCGATGCAGACCTGCTGTCGATGGAGCCATCTACGCTAATGAGATCGAGGCTTTACAGCGAGAAGGCCGGATCAGGTCTGTTCCATACGATGCAACGCTCAAGGTTCACACTGTCTGGGATTTGGGATGGAACGACTCCATGTCGATCATCTTTGTCCAAAAGGTTGCCTCAGAAGTCAGGATCATTGACTTCATCGAGGACTCTCATCGAACCATTGACAGCTATGTCATGGAGATCGAGTCGAGAAAATGGCGATGGGGAACAGACTTCATCCCGCACGATGGAGCAAACAAGAACTTCCAGACCGGTAAGTCCACCCAGAACCTGCTAGAAACGCTTGGAAGGCGAGTTACTGTACTGCCAAGGGGTAACCCAGAGGAAGGCATCAGAATCGCCAGGATGGTCTTTCCAAGGGCTTATTTCGATGCTGACAAGACGATGGAGCTTGTAAACCATCTCAAACGGTACAGAAGGGCTATCAATCAGGTCACGAATGAGGCTGGTGCGCCACTGCATGATGAGCATTCTCACGCTGCTGATGCGTGGCGTTATCTTGCAGAGTCACTGGAAATGATG